TTGTATATCGTTCAGCTTATTCTCCATGCGCCCATGCCATTTGCTTATCATGATTAAGATAATGGCAACGGTTGTAGCATTAATAAAAAACAATGCTATTTTGATGATTAAGTCTAATACTTCATTTGCTGGCATGGCTATTCCTCCTTTCTCTCTAATCCGTTATTATTTGTGCATTAATTTTTCTTCAAACTCCGCAATGATACAGTCTGCATCACCGCCATGTACCCAATTCTCTAAAACGGAGGAAAGGATTTCAATTGCTTGTTCTTTCTCCCATTTTGCGCCAGCTTTAAATCCGGACTTATAAATAACTTGTCCAACTATATTATATCCTTCAGCTCCTTGTTTAGCGGCTTCTTCTAATGTCTGTTTCATAAATTATTTATCGTTTTTTAATTCTTTAATATATCCGTGTTCAATGCACCAACAAAGCATTTCATAAACTGCGTCAATCAATGAACTGTCAGTAAAATGCTTGATACAATCATTAACATCCTCTACGTTACGATATGCTATGGTATCCCTTTCAATCATCCATGAAAATAGAATCTGCTCATATGGCATTGGGTTTAGATAATGTGGCAGTTTGTTGAGAATGTCTTGCAAGTCGTAAGTAGGGACTATCTCCCAAAATGTACTATCTCTTTTTTGATTAATTACATCTTCATATATTTCAAGTTCCCATTCTTCCTCTATATTGCCATAAAAACAGCAATAACACATACTTGCATCACTTGTGTCCAATCCAAGTTCCTGCAAGTGCTTCATTTGCAAAATTGATAATACCTGTTTCATAAATTATTCATCTTGAAAATCATCAATCTCATATTCCCATTCCATTGCATCCGCTTCTCGAATATTATCACTAAGCCATTCTTTTGCGTTTTCAAGCTCATCATCCCATTCAGGTACATCACCACCTTCATCATAGGCTTTAGCTAATTCATTATAAACTTCGTCAGGGACTTCAACATTTCCAAGCCCAACTCGATAAGTTACTTTGATTGTTAAATCTTTAATATTCTTCATATTTCCTCCTCTCTATATTCAAAGGGACCGTCGTATCCCATTTCTTTAAGACGTTGTGTAAACTCTTCGACTGAATCATTATATATACCCCAATCTCCTTTGTCGTTGATAAACATTTGGTTGTTATCAGTATCATCTCTCAGTGCGGCAATAGCAAGGAACAGGGTTCTATTATATTTGCAATCATACCCAACCTCATCATCTGTAATATTGGATGCGAACGTTGTGAAATATACTCCATGTTCAGTATCTGTATATATTATATCGTGATGATTTGAGGAACCTGCGTTTTTATACCCTATATCTTCTAACTTCTTACGGAGTTCCTCCGTATTTTTTCTAATAAAACATGGTGTTGTAAATCCCATAGTTAGTTCCTTTCTTTATTGTTATTAGTCAATTATCAAAATTTCACGATATGCAATGTCTATCTCATTCGTCTTCTCATTCTCATTGAAACAATAGCAAAGAAACCATTTCAACGCACCTTCATTCTCATATTGTGCTTTCCACATTTTACCATTATAGAGAGCTGACGGTCGAGAACAAGTATAATCCATGAGTATTTCAAAATCAAGTCTACTCATCACTGCATGAGTATCATCAATTAGTATCAAGTAAGTTGGCGGCTGTTGCCAACACATCCCATAAGGATGCGTCATAGGTGGAATAATATTATCTTTATTCATTATTATCTTGTTATACGTTATTTTTCTCCTTGTCAAATTCAGCTAAAAACATCTGTAATCCTACCCCCATTGAGCACACACCATCGAACAACTTATACATCAATTCCGGCTCTTCTTCCCAAATTTGATAGACTATTACTTTTTTTCCTGCTCCTTTCATCCATCCTGCCTCCGAATGTGCAGAGCGTCCACAAGGCAATACAAGAACACAAACATCTGCCCATTGCATTGCATCAAAATCAGATTTGAAACCAGCCTGTGCAATGGGATGTTCAAGCGCAGCCCTATATTGGTCTGTACTCCAATTCCGCCAATCTTCATCAATCTGTGACCACTGAAATCCAGTTTTTCCAGCAGGATGCCTAAAATCGTAAACCTCATGTCCCTGCTCGCGAAGGAAACTAACTACTTGTGGTTGATGTTGATTTCTCCAACTACTTGCTACATAAATCTTTGCCATATTCTTATTCCTTTCTAAATTAAATATTATCAAAAGCCGATCTTTCCCGGCTGTTATCCCTTTATTTTAAAACTCCACAATAAGCCAAAACCGATAAGGAGGTAAATATACCTATTACTGATACTAAATATAGAATCAGTAGATCCTCTAAGCTATTATCTTTTTTCATATCCAATTTAATCTTCTACTATTTTATCATCTGTTAGCAAACGTTTCATTGCCCGGTCTCTTTCCGCTTTTGAAGGATAATTGTCCCCATACCTTTTCCAACTATCCGGATTTATATCGCTTTTAAAAGTGATATGCGGCTGGGGGTAATCATGGCGACGCAGGATTGTATAGCCGGCTTTGCACAGTTTTCTTTGATCTTTTGCATTCATCTTTTTGCTAATTAGAATTAAACTTGATTCTGGCATAACGATAGAATCGTATATAACCAAACTGGTAGGAAGGGTGCTCCGTATTATCCGATATGGTAATTTGTACATTATAACCTTTTATTCGTAAGAAACGGGCAGCAATTTCCTCAATAGTGTATGTTTTTATATATATATCCCAATCACTAACGACCAATATCGTTTTCACATTCCCACTTTTCAGAATCCTTTTAAAATTTCTGATAGTGCGTATTATCTCCTTCTTCTTGTTCATACTTTAGTTTTATCCTCTTTTAAAATAGTTTTATAGGCTTCTTCCATCCGTTCAATCTCCTCCACACATGCCAGCCATCCGGGAAAACCTCCGATGTTTTTGTCATCGATATAGCAATGGGCATATATCTTTTTCCCGCCTTCCCCATATTTAGCGACATTTTCAGGATCATGGTCATTTACACGGTCGAATGGTATTTTGCGTTCCAACAGCCAGTTGATGGCATTCAATAACTGATCACCAGTACGGCATGTCCAAATAATGATTTTATGTCCTTCATCATGTAATTTCCGGAGCGATTCACCAGCGTATGGTTGCTCCCCGTCAATAGCCGGGAATCTCCCCCGGCTAATGGTTCCGTCAAAGTCAACTGCTATAATCATAATCTACAGAATGAAGGTTCAATACGACGCCATACTCCGTTCTCGTCACGCTTATGGAAATAGTAATTAGTTGCAGTTTTATACACGACATTACTTTCTTTAAACAGTTGCATGATAGAGGCATATTCTTCATCAAAACGTGACTCCAATTCATATAATTTGCTGATAGACTTATAGTCCAAATCCCCCTGACGGTTACGTTCGAGAAGCGTCATCGCCATTTGATACATCGGATCATCGACTCCTTTTTCCGAATGGGCTATATAATTCTTCAGGTAGTCAATCAGCCTTTCGGCAGCGAGATCGGCACGTTCATCAAAACTTTTCACTTTATTGCTTTTTACCTCCAGTTTGAAATTCCCATCTACTACTGAAAAGGTGGCGGTCTCTTCACCCTGACGCATACGGAGCTGACCGTATTCCCGCATCACGTTACGGAAAGCTTTGCTTTCACCTACAATCCAATCATAAAAGCCCTGAACGTCATTCACTACTGGCATGAGTTTACTTTCCACATCGAACATGAATTGATGCCTCAATGCTTCGTAGGTTTCTTTCCGCTGGATGGACTCTGTTTTTTCTTCCTCTTTCAGTTTACGCAACAGTTCCGCCTTTTCTTCTTTTGACAATTTACTAATATCCATACTATTAACTTTTAAATGATTAATTACAATTTGATTTTATATACTTCTTTCAGTTCCCGTTCCTTGTTTTCCGCTTCGATATAAAGCGATGACCTTTGGTCTACCAACTTCGCAAACTCGTTACGATTCATATTTCCGGCATACAATTTTTCGTGTATGGCATCCAGCTCACCGGGAATCTTGTCAAGCCGATCCAGTAATTCATTAATCCGGTTTATCCGGTGTTGTTCCGCACTAATATCCGCCATCTTCTTTCTTTTTTAATATTGACTCCAGCTTCGGTATCAACAGGAGAAGTTCTTCCCCGTCTAGTTCGCGAAACTTCTTTCCTGCTATCCGGGTATCAAGGCAAAACGCATTCACCGCTCCCCAGTCCGTTGTGTCGATTCCGATCCGCTGCACTCTCTTCAGGACAGCCGATCTGCGTCTCCTTATTTCCCGTTCGGTGATGGTTAGATCCTGGTTTTCTTTTTTCGCACCGTTCAAATAACCGCAGAGATACATTGCCTCGCTGTATGTCAACTCTTTTGTGGTATTTGTCCGTCCGTCTGTCAGGTCTAGCAGGATAGCCCGCTTTTGTTCGTCATCAATGCCTTGTGCGCTGTATATGATATGCAGGCGTTTGATAAGGCTCTTACTGATAGGTTTCTTCGTCTTCTGTTCCATCATTATCGCTTTTAATATTTTCAATCCAATATTTTTGATACCCTTCCGCCCATACTATGTAATATCCGCGTGAACCTCCTTTGCCACGTCCGATAAATGTTGCCTTGAAATGTTCCACGTAGATTCTTTTAAAGCTGTCACGTTTCACGTCATAGGCTGTTTTTCCTTCCACCTCGCGCCCGTCCACATGCGAGATGAAGACAAATATCTTTCGCGGATACTTCTTGCGCAGGCGGATTATTTCGGGGGCTTTCGCTCCCCCTTGCTGCTCGAAGTATTGTATGGAGTCTATCATTATCACGTCCGGGCTGCGTTGCTTTGAGAGGTATTCGTCCAGTTCTGTGATGGTGGCTTCATCCGAATAGATTATATTATTCGTTTTACTATGAATGCCGACACTAAGAACGGAATTCACGAAGTCGTCGCACGCGCCCATTTCAAGTGTTAAATAAAGAACCCGGAGCCCCATTTCATCAAATTTGCGTGCCAGCTGCAGAGCGAAAGAACTTTTTCCTTGTCCCGACTTTCCGTAAATGATCCAGCAACCGGATTTTTCCGGACGACCGAATGCCAGATACCATTCACCGTCAAAATCAATATATTCATGTCGGATGTCTTCTAGGTTCTTCTGACTCCAAACTTTCATGCCAGTTCTCCACGCTCGATTTGTTGTTTGATTATACGGTCTTCGATCATGCCGGACAGTTCACGCAAATCATCGGTAAACCAAACATATTTTCCCGGCACAGGCTCTTTTTTCTCTTTATTCAACTTTCCCCAAATGTTTTCCTGTTCCTCCGTATCATTGATCCCGTTTGCCGCGCAAATGGCTTTGACATCCTTCTTTGTGGCTCCCAGTAATGCGATGTAGTTCCGGCAAAATCTGCCGTCTATTTCGTCGTATCCTTCTACACGACCGACATAACGCTTTATATTGCGTTCCAGCGTCTCCGTTCCGGCTACGATAGCCCCCAAACGGTGTAAAGTATCATCATATAGAGGTATCAACGTACAAAGGGCACTGTGCGCCAGTTTTCCGGCATCATCAAGGATTAACAAAGGGGATTTTCCAGCCATGCGGTTTATGTGTGAAACAACCAAGTCCATAAGGTCATCGTTATCCATATAGCGCGTTACCGTTTCCCCCATGCATGTGGCTAACTTGGTCAGGAATTTACGTGCCGTCCACTTCCGGCATTTCAGATATATGACTGAATTATCAGTACTCATGTTATAAAGGTCTATGAGGGATTGAGTCTTCCCACTGCCGGATCGGGAAGATATGCACATCCATTTGTGATTCCGTTTGGCTGCCACGAACGCGGTGCGTACCTGCTGGTAACTGGTGACGCTTTCCACTACATTCCAGGCGTTTTCGTAGTAATTAAGACCGGAAGCGATCTTTTCAGCGATAGAGTCTTCGTTAGCTCCATACTTGCCGCTTCTGAATTGGGACATGGCGGTATCCGATATTCCACATTTACGCGCCAACTCCGTTGCAGATGATCCGCGATTGATTAACTTCTCTATGTACGTTTTTAATGCTTGATTATCCATGTTGTATATCTTTTAAATTGTTTTTAAATCATCTTGAAAAATTCATGTCCAGCGGGTTGTAATCGTAATCTTCATCATCCGTTCCGGTGGAAGCCATTGCTACACTTTGCCGGGTGATATGTTGGGTCACTTCCATGAAATCCGCGTCCGTGGCGTCATCCCTCATTTTCGACCGGACATCCTTGTGCTGTCCCAAGCTGTCGGTTATCAGGTAGCGGTCAAGAACCGTTCCTGCAGCTATTTCGGGGATACGTTGGCAAATGGTGGTGATTCTCCTGTCTACCTCTTTCACTTTCTCCTTCACCGTTTCCACCATTTCAGTGTTGAACCTGTCGACACGTGCCCGGTATTCAAAATGTTCCGGTTTCTGATCAGCCAAAGCCATCGGAACTTTGATATCACGTTGCAGTACGTATTGCAATGTCCCGATCTCTTTGTCAACACGACCGGACTTCAGGCGTTTTGCGTTCGATACAAGCACCTGACTCATATCGTCCGGGTCAAAGCGTACTATCCAGTCTTCGTTGTAATGGTCGCGGAGGGAAAGGTCGAAGCTGTCGAAGCAGATTCGTTCACCCATGAACTCGATAAACAGTCCCGAACCTGTGATCTTGTTTGTGCGTCCGGTGGTTTCCCCCATGAGCATCAGATATTCCTCAATCCCGAAAGGCATTTTGCGGGCTTCTTCGGTACGTTCCCATGCAGCGCGGTAAGCATCTATCTTCTTTGCCCGTTCCTGCGCTATTATAGCCTCTAATTGCGCAATAACGGTGGCTTCATCCGGGATGAACTTGTGATTCTGGTTTAATACTTCCAAATTAGGCTGGTTATCTTTGTCGGCAGTGATACCGAAGCCCGACCAGTTCGCCTGTTTTTGGCAGTATTCCACGTTCAGCCGTTTGAAATAGGGTTCTACAATTTTGGACTTTGCATTTCCCAAAGCGGCTGGTGTATAGTACTTGGTCATGGCTTCATAGAAGGGAACCATCACCTTCTTTTGATAATTGTCGCTTTGTAGCTGTAAAGGCTTATAGCGTTCCCCAAATAGCTCTTTGGTATGTTGTACCGCATTTCGTAATGCTTCACGAATAAGAGCGGGTGATTCATGGTCGCCAATGGCATACCCTACCGGATATTTTTCACATGCGTCAAGTACGACTACCATCGTTTTCCGGTTGGTATAAGTGGTGTACATATATCTCTTTTCCTCACCGTTTTTCTTTACCGTTTTGGGAGTCTTTTTCTGGTAGAACAGTTCCGCATCCCATCCGTCCAGCGTCCAGTAAGTAAGTGCTTGTGTCGGGGCTTCGCGGTGTATCTGTTTCATGCGTGTGTTCTTCAGAGCTTTGTCTCCCTTGTTTCCCGCCATTGTTGTGAGAGCAAATTTTTGTCTCCAGTTCTCAACGGTGGTAGGACTATCGATCGGTTTCCAATCCATCAGGGAAGCCACCTTGTTGTATTCTTCCATGATTTGAACATTATTCAGATTGTTATGCATACTGATTAATTTATGCATCACTGCCTTTGCGTCCTCGTTCAGTACGACTGCCGCGTATTTGTTGCCATACGATTTATGGATGACACTGCGATAGCCTTCTTCCTCACTGATCCGTCGTGCCGCTTCATATTGCTCGCATTTACGTTTCAAAGCCTTCCAGTTCTTCGGCAGGTTATGAGGAAAAATATCACGCCCGTTCGGGTCTTTCAGTGTCAGAAGATCATTGCTCAACTTACAGAGCTTTTCCCAAACGTTGATGCGCGTACCACCACCGCCTATCGAGTTGGCTTTACGACCATCGCGAAGGGAGAGGAGCGCGTTCATGATGCGCACATTAAGGGTATATTCGTCAATCTTCGCGGGGGGAAGCTTCTTGTCACCGTCATAGCGGTATTTCACACTGAAAAACTCGTAGGCGGCATTGCTGTAGACAATCGCATCTTCTAGTATGGATTTCTGTGTTTTAGCGGCAATTTCTGCACGGGGATCACCTTTACGTACAATGTACCCTTTCTTTACGTCCTTTCTCATGGTTTCAAAATCTACTAGGGCAGGACATCCGGGAATACCACGACGGAGTACGATAAGTTGCCCGTTCCTCACCATCGAATAGTATGTTCCTTCAGGAATGAACCCATCTTCACTCCCAACTTGCGTTTTGGGATTGAAGATGATTAATTCATTCGCAAACACGCAAATCCGATTATTAAATATCTCAGCCATAATAATTATACTATTAACTTTAGCGCAAGTCCCGGCACTGCCCCAGGATTGTAGCTGCTTCCCCTCTTTTCACCTGTTCCCATTGAAAACCTGTCCTAACACCATTAAATAATACCATGACAAATTCAATCTGAAACCATGAGTCTGTGTTATCCCGAAATACGGGGAAGTTCCTTGCTTGCATACTTGTTTTACTCTTCGTCCTTTTCCGAACGGAATTCCCTTTCAAGAATGGTCACTATCGTGAAACAGGCAATAACAAAAGCCGCCTGCACATTAGAGGCAGACACCTCAATCCCGTCAACCAATGAAACGGTAGTTATTATCCCGACCGCTATCAACACATTCTGAATCACTCTAAATGTTTTCATATACTATATCGTTTTTCTTGTTCTACATTCATGTTTCTAAAAAGGCTATTCCTATTCATCACGAACCGGAATAGTTTTGCTACATTTGTAGCCAATATGGAAAATATTTAATTTAAATAAACCGTTATGATGTTTTTCGATGATTTGGAATCTAAACTTGCATCAGACCAAACAATATGCAAGAGTATACTCCGAGATGTAAAATGTCCTGTTCATAAGCTAAAGGCACGTATCATCTATGATTACGACAAAGACTTCACTTATGCCCATATTACGAAATGCTGTTGTCCTCAATTTGCCCAAATAGTGGCGGATACGATCCGTAAAACAGAGACTATTGATGTAGTAGTAATTGACGACTGTGAATATACTCGCTGAATTGGACAACTTTCTCACTGAAACCCGGCACGTGTCACCAACCATGAATAGTTTCTTCTTGAATCTGGCATGGTTGCCGAGGCGTAGCACATCATCTGCTGTTAAGTTATCACCCATGACAATGGCTTGAAAAATAATGCGATCTATACGTTTCAAAATCTTATTCTTTTGCATTGCAGATTTTTATTTATTGCTTATTACTCTTGTTACATTTCCGTGAGAATCCAAAACCTTCACTTTTGATGGTTCATTACCTTCAGTATATTTAATTCCACCATTTTCTTGTGCCATTCTACGAATAGCTTCTGCATTCTTTCCATTCCGTTTGAAACGGAGTATTTGACTAAGATTTGCGAGAGATATTCCAAATGTTTCTGCAATCATCTTTCGTTTTTCGGTGTCTCTTAATTCAATTATTTGTTTCATACCTTTTTATTTTAGAGTAATTATTCATACATTTGAGCGCTGTTAATCTGTAACACGCTGCAAATATAATAGAGATATTTCAATTATGAAAGAAAACATGAGAGATTTTTCAGTATTAAAGCAGAGAATTCTGCAATATTTAGATTTTAAAGGGATTACAAAGTATGAATGTTATAAAAATACAGGCATAACCAATGGCGTGTTGAGTCAACCAAATGGAATGTCTGAAGATAATTTATTGAAATTTCTCTCATATTATAGCGATATCTCTACGGATTGGTTGCTTGCTGGATGTGGTTCAATGTTGCGTGATGACAATCAAACGAAAATTTCTAAAATCGTTCCAATAGAGTCGGAATTTGAGTCAATCCCTATCGTTGATATATCTGTAGCTGCAGGTTATGGATGTGAAAATCCTGATTTTATAGAAGTCGTGGAGACTATTAGGCTTCCTTACAATATGCTACGTAGGAATAGAAAATATTTCTGTGTTAAAGTACGAGGAGAAAGTATGTCTCCGACATTATTAGACTGTTCATATCTCATTTTAAGATTATTGGATCGAAGTGAATGGAATGAGATTAAAGACAATCATGTATATGTGGTAAGCGACAGAAGTGGACGTGCTTACGTGAAACGCATAAAAAATAGATTCCGTGAACATGGTTTTATAGTTTGTACCTCTGATAATGTTGATAAAGCTAATTACCCAAACTTTAATTTGATGGAAGATGAGATTAATACTATACTATATGTGGAATGGTATTTAAGCGCAAAGATGCCTAATATTAACGCGACGTATTATGATAAAGTAAACCATTTAGAAGACGATGTGGATGCTTTGAAAAGTCAAATGTCCCTACTTATGAAAAGGTTAACTTAATATTAAACATTATATTTTATTATAAATCATTGTTTTTTAGCATATTACCAAAAATATCTGTATTCCTAAAAGTTGTATTATAGGGTATAACTCAATGCATATACCAGTATTATAGGGTAAAACTCAATAATAAAAACACTTCTTTTTTAATGGGTGTTTAATGGGTGATATTCACATTTTGTCTCTATTTTCTAATGGGTGTTTAAAGGGTGCTGACATGGGTATAGGCTATTTTAACAATAAATTATATCTTTTCCATAAGTCTGTATTTATCACGAAATAAACAAAAATACATCCTATTTTCTTCATTTATTTCGTATATTTGCAATTAGAAAAACTTCCATATAGCAACTATATAGAAGTTTTTAGTATTACAAATATCTAAAAGTAAAGTCATGGCTAAAGAGACTAAGGTTATACATGTTCATCTCATTTTCAAAAAAACAAGCCGTTTTTTTGGTTCTATATCAGCAATCTATTCTGAATTTACTGCTGAAGAAATAGGTATTACGGAAGAAACCCTACGTCACAAAGGGTTGTCCGATGGTGTTTCCTTCGCTACTAAAAAAGCGATCATACAACAAGGAGTGCTTATTCGAAGCGCACGAAAATAGCATTTTAAGCCGCTGTAATGTATTTCTATATCTAAATTAATAAAGGCTATACACCCATCTAAATGGAGCGTATAGCCTTTGTTTTAAGCCTAAAAACAGAAGCAACATACAGTCTTTCCTTCGCCTTTTCAATCTGTCTCTCATTGTTTCCCCTATTTACAGCACAGTCCACCGGAATGAATATAGAAGCAACGGAAGCAAAATAGAAGGAACGGAACTTTTTGTTTTCTTCCCAAATATATTGCGTGACATTCGTCAATCACCGATGTACAGGCGGTTTCACGTACTTCACCTTACATTTCATTCATGCCACATTTTGTATTGAGCCCCGTACATTCATATTCATATCTCTTGATATCCCTGCCACGAAGAATCGGTCGTATAAGTTCAGCCGTCCGAACACGTTCATCTTCTGTTTGACAATTCGCTAGTATCTCATCACGCTTTTCGGTAGAAATGATAAAAGCATCATTGAAACCAGTTTTTATCCCATAGTTGATTTGGATGTTCCAATCCTTCAAGGGTATTCCCACAGACTCAATCTTCTGCTTGATGCTCTGTTCAATGGGAGACAATATCACCCATGGGATAGAATCTGCAAAGTTACACTTCACGCCTTGTTGCTGCACGAAATCGCTCAAATTATTCAAGCCATTCGAATCTTGTACCAAACAAGCTTGTGTGTTAAAAATATTTGCTGCTTTTTGAGATAAAAGAATATTTGCTTCTACCGTTATTGCATCGAATATTTTTATACCTGCAAAATCTACCAACATAATAGGATTGGTCTTGCTTGCGAAATAACCTCGCAAGGCTTCACCATACCCTGCACGCATCCATTTATTAGACGTGATATAGCAAAGAAAACCATTGGGAGTAAGCAGGTTCATACCCAACTCATAGAAGAGGCAGTAAATATCACCAGTGCGTGCATAAGTTATGTAACCCATGCATTCTAATACATCGGCACTCTTACCCATAGATTGTAACTGAATGTAAGGTGGATTGCCAATGATACAGTCAAATCCCAAGAAGTTGCCTTCGGCATCGAGTACTTCTGGAAACTCTATACGCCATTCGAATGCACCAAAATAAATTTTGTTGGAGCGTATTTCCTCAAATATATTTTCTAAAGTCGCAATTTCTTTCTTTAAATCGGCAATGCGCTTGTCCGACGCTTTCTTTTCCTTTTTTGTCGGTTCAAACAGTTGAGGCGCTTGTAAGTTTGCCAACTCAGAGCGGCGTTTGTTCAATCTAACCAATCGTGCATCCCGGCGGTTGATCTCTGTTTTCAGTTTCGACTTGATTTCTGTTATAAACGTTTCCAAATCCTGCTTTTCGCTTTTACTTTGGGCATTTTTATATTTAGCTACAGCCTCCTTATATTGGCTGATGCTGATACTAGACTCTCGCAGTACGGTCTGAATACTGTCTGTCAAAGCGAATCGGTGAAGCAAAGAATTTCCACATTTGATGTTAATGTCGATATTTGGTAAGGTTTCTAAATAAGTGTAATTACTTTCAGCCGTATAGTAAGCATTCTTCAACAATTCAATCCACAGTCGTAGGCGGCAAATCTTCACAGAGTTGGGGTTAATATCAACGCCAAATAAACAGTTCTCAATGATTTGACGCTTCTCCTTGAAAAGAGTTTCCTGCATGCGGCGACTTTCCGCATTGAGTGGGTTGTAAGCAAATAAATTACCTTCGGTATCGGTAACAATCAGCTCGTCATTTTCAATGGCAAGTTGATAGTCCGCTTTGCGGATACGCTTACCGGTAGCATCTACCAAAATACCTAATTCGTATTTCAAGAGTATCAGTTCATTGAGAGCAGACACAAGAAAGTGACCCGAACCAACAGCTGGATCACACAGTCGCAAACTGTTAATTAGTTCATTAGCTTCGACTATATTGTCAATATGGTTGTATAGTTCTATACGGGTGGTACAATTCCAGCCATAATAACCATTAAACTTTTGCAACACGGTCTTGGTGATTGCTTCACGGCACATGAACATAGTGATAAAGCCTGGAGTGAATACTGAACCATCCTTGTGACCATTTATTTTCTCGAATATAAGCCCTAAAACAGAAGCATTGATGAGTGTTTTAGCCTCTTCTTGCACTTCTTCACTGCCTTCGCTCGCAAAGTTATAAGCGTCGAGAAAAGCAAACAAATATTGCAGGGTGGGTAATGCGTTGACTTGTAGATTGCGTTTTTTATTTCGTAATACGCTACTCGCCAAGACAGGAAGTACCGTACGTTGTGAAAGGCTGTTTATCTTAATTGTTTTACTTTCCAAATCTGTCACCTCGAAAAGAGAACTGTTAAGATAGGGAACGTAAGCAAAATCACGCATAATGGAGTGTGTGCGGCTGCCCATGTCACGTGCAAGCACTTGGAAAAAGAGTGTGTTGAGATCATCATAGTCATGAATCTTAGTTATTGAAAGAAATTTATAGATTGCATCTCCATTGTGGTATTTCAACATCTGAGCCTCCAACAGTTTCAAGAAAAGGATACGATTCATCCAAGTAATACACAATTCCATTGCAACATTGAATAACCGTTCCTCATAATCATTCCCATACAAACGACCATTTATGTGACGCAAACAATCTTCTGCATCCAGTTGGTTAATAGTATTCTCTAGTAATGAAGCCTCGTCACGCCGTTCCACAGCTTTGCGTACAATCACGGTTTTATTATTCTCTTTGCGTTCCTCAATACCAATAATGTGTAGCAGCTCAGTGTAGAATCCACGGTTGAGCGAATTGCTGTCATTTTGGAACGATAGCTTCAAAAGATGTGTATCGCTGAATATCTTATAAAGTTCGATAAGTTTGCGTGAAGCGCTACTGTCTGTTCTATCAAGCAGGTGTTGATAGTCTTGTAAGTTGAAGTAAGTGTATTCAAGGCTATCTTTCACCTCCTCAATATAGGTTGTTGCAATTTCAGTATAGAAGAAATCGGTTTTGTTACTGGTTTTGCGTCCATCCACAAAGTCTTGAAACTCACGACGTAATTGTTTGTTCTGATAGAATTTGCGTTCAAACTCATGGGCATCAAAAATAAAGAATTCATGAATATTAGTAGCGATGAGATATTTAATATCATTGTTCTTCTTATTGACACGTTCTTTAAGATAGTATAGCAATAATTCCTGCAAAGCCTTACGATTAAGATTGTCATTAGAAATCATCTCACCTTTGTTGGTGGTACTCTTTACTTCAATCAATAACCCTATATTGGACTTGATAGTTTTATCCAATCGGATAGCCAAATCAATATCTTCTTCGGGAGCCATGTAGTATGGCTTGTAGAACGTTTCACTCAGAAAATTACGTAAATGTTCTTTTTGCGTGTGTTCTCTTTGCCCATCCACAATATTGTCTCTCAATGTGCGAAGGGCATTTTTGAATAAGTCAAAATCTGTTGTTTCAATCGCAACCTGTCTATATGCTTTGTTCAAAACTTGATTCGGTTTGAGTAGTCCCATAATGTTTGGTAAATGAGTTAATAAAATACAAAGGTAGTCTAAAAACTTGATAATAAAGAATGAACGTATTGGTTTAACGAAAGTTTGTTCTACTGCCAGCCATTATCAACAAACAATAGCAGCAGTAGATTTGACATGATTCTACTTATTATATTGTAATAGCCAGCCAAAGTAATCTTTTCACATCCGGATCTATCACAGGTTGGATAAGTTGTTAACCTGAAGGTAACCGACCTGATGGTATAGGAACAGGAAGAAGTCTGTAATCATGGCATTTACCCGGATAGAGAAGCCACATTTTTTATTGCCGGACTTCCGGCATTGCCTCATCCATGTGTGAAAAGGAGTTTTTTCTTTCACCACAACGTTCCTTTCACATACCCAAAGGGGGTAGTGGATCCAGACCTGCTTCGGCTTTCTTTTTCCTTCCCATATGACAAAAACCGACTATCCATGACTATTCCTGCCAGTGTGCCGGTCGTGCTTGCCTCTCATGGTTTCTTCCCTTATATTCGCACTGATATTTAAACGAGTTGAAAATATGGAAATATGCTACATCGAGGCCGGTGTCCTTGAGAGGATGCTGGCGCGCGCCGAGAACCTGTCCGCACGTGTGGACAGATTGTATGAGAGAAACCGCTGTAAGGAACCCGGAGAGTGACTGGACGGCCAGGATGTCTGCCTGCGCCTTGACATCTCGCCGCGTACCCTGCAGACTCTCCGCGATACCGGACGGCTGGCGTTCACCCGCCTCCAGCGCAAGTTCTATTACAAGCCCGGGGATGTGGAGAAGTTGATGGTCTACGTCGGCATCAGACGCAAGGAGAAGGAGGTGAGAGAAAGAAGGAAGAACGGAAACCTTTAAAGAGCGGAAGAGATGGAAGGCATTATCGACAAGGAGAACGAACGTGTCCGCAGGTTCTTTGCCCTGCTGGACGACATGGAGAAAAAAGTGGAACGTCTTGCCCGTGACAACCGTCCTCCCTTCAACGGGGAACGGTTCCTGACCGACAGGGAGCTTTCCGGGATGTTGAAGATCAGCCGCAGGTGCCTGCAGGATTACAGGGACCAAGGACGGATTCCCTATATCCAGCTTGGCGGGAAGATCCTGTACTGGCAGTCGGACATCGAGAGGCTGCTGGAGGAGAACTATCACCCTGCATTGGTATAATATCGTATTTAAGTTTAAGGATTGTCGCCGGAATTGCATTTACGATTCCGGCGGCAGTTTTTATTTAGCCTGCGGCTTCCTTGCCGGCCGCGGGCTTTCTTCTTTCCATCAGCCGGTTCATGTCCGAGGATATCTTCCGGTCGGTGACCTGGGCGTAGACCTGCGTGCTGTCGATGTTCGTGTGGCCCATCATCCTGGCGATGCTCTCTATCGGAATACCTGCGGTCAGTGTCAGGGTCCCGAACGAATGCCGGGCCATGTGGTAGGACAGGTTCTCTTTCATGCCTAATGCCACGCCCATTCCATGTACCTCATACCAGAGGACGTCGCGGACCGGCAGCGGGAATACCGGCCTGTCGTCATCCGTGGTGTTGTAAAGCTCCAGTATCTGTCCGGCTATGGGATGCAGCGGGATGAACGCCTCCACGTCCGTTTTGGCGCGGCGGATGCGGATATACCTTCTTCCTTCCGAAGTCGTTCCGATGTGACGGGGATGGAGAGCCCTCGTATCCGCGTAGGCCAGACCGGTCAGCGAGGAGAAGATGAACGTCCTGCGTGCCAGCTCCATCATCGGGTCGGGCAGCGGGGTTTCCATCATCCGCTTCAGTTCACTGCGGCTGATATGCCTTAGTTTAGGTGTTTCTTTCCTCTCGTATGCCACGTCCTCTATCGGATTGGCTCTTAGTATTTCCCGGTCCACGGCGATGTAGATGAGCCGGTTGAGCCAGCACAGGCAGTGGTTCACGTGTCCGTTCCTGTGTCCCAGCTCCTTCTTGAGAAAGACCTTGAACGATTCGGCGAACTCCTCGGTGATGTCCGAAAAGGCGATGTCCTTCATCCCGCGGGATTCGATGAACTGCCTGAGGTTGAGCTGGGTGGTCTTCGACTGGCGGTAGGTGGAAGTGGAGTTGATCTCCTTGGAGCGGACCCTGAGCCGTTCGCGTTCCACCTCTCCGGCCTGCAGGAGGTATTCCGGTACGGAATTGGCGCCTGACACGGTGGTCTTGAGCAGTTCGGCCGTGACCACTCCCTGGTTCCTCAGCAGGTTCCCGTACGCCTCTTCCAACCGGCTGCGGAAGGCGGCAAGGCGGTTGTTCTCCCTGGCTGTTTTGATTTCACACTTCTTGCTGTCCCAGTCCCCGGGTTTGCAATAGACGCCTGTCGTGACTGCCGATTTCTTTCCGTCGATGCTGATCCGGCAGAGGACGGCGGTCGTGCCGTCCGATTTCACCTTGTTACGGTTGATGTAGAATAAGAGCTTGAATGTACTGCGCATGATAATGATTGTTTAGGGATTAAAGGATAAGTTTCAAATCGCGGGTTGCCTCGACGAACCTGTCCATGTCCTCGAACAGCTTCTTCGGGGTTACGCGCGCGTATATCTGGGTGGTCTTTATGTTGGAGTGTCCCAGCATTTTGCAGATGGTCTCTATCGGCACTCCCTCCTCGAGCGTGACCAGCGAGGCGAAAGAATGCCGTCCCATGTGGTAGACAAGGTCCTGGCTCAGCCCTGCCATCAGGCGCAGGGATTTCATATTGGCCCTGAGCGTGTGGTAGTCCTGCGGCGGGAAAAGAGTCTCGCGGGTATCGTCCCGGTATTTCTCAATCAACGCGACGGCTTCCGGAAGCAGCTTGACACGTCCGAGGTAGTCGGTTTTCTTTCGCTGGTATTTCAGCCAGAGGCTGCCCTCGTCATCCCGGAAGAGGTTCTTCCGGGTGATGCTTACCGCATCGGCATAGGCGGTGCCGGTGTAACAGGCGAAGAGGAAGAGGTCCCGGGTGATGACATGTGACCTGCGTTTTTCCGGTATCTCCAGATCACGCAGCTTCTCGAAATTCTCACGGCTGAGTGCTTTCGGTGTTGTCTCCTTCTGCTTGGGCAGCTTGAAGTGGCAGAAATGGTATTTCTCCGAGTGGCCCTCCTTGTAGGCGATGCGGCAGATCTTTTTCAAGATGGCCAGGTAGCCGCGAAGCGTGTCCACGGCATATCCCTTTTCCAGAAGGATGAAATCCTGATAGTCGCGGATGAACTGCTCGTTGAGCTGCCCGAAGACAAGGTCCGGAACCTTGAATTTCGCCTTGATGAATTCGGAAAGCGTGCGGTAGGTGAAGAGGTAGGTCGAGAGTGTGGTGGGCGCACGGTCCACACCGACACGGGCCTTCATTTCCCCGTTATGCCGGTCGAGAAGTTTGAGCAGGGTCATCTGCATGCCCGCATTGCCCTGGAACATGTCCCTGACCGCGGCGGCATCGAAATCCCTTTTTCTTTCCATGAGGGAATTGAAGGCCGAGTGTACGGCAAGCAGCAGTCTTTCTATTTTTTCATTGGTCTCCACCGCTTCCCGGCTCTTGCCGTTCAGCCGGCTCTCACGCGCGTTCCACAGCCCGGGGGTGCAGGAGAGCTTGCAGCTGAACTGCGCCATCGTGCGGTTGAGGGTGATCCGTCCCATGATCGGGGCTTTGCCGGTCTTGTCCGGCTCGCTCTTTTTCAGGTAGAGCAGCACCTTGAATTTTTCCACTTTCATAACGCTCTTTTTTAGGTTGTAAAAATACTCCTTTGAAAAGCGTCCTTTGGCATGCAAAACATTGAGAAACAGTGAATACAAATCCGCTTTGTTCTTATCGGTAAAAATTCGGTTACCTGCCGTCGTTTCCGAAACAGGCGGCTAACAGTCTGGTAACTGAAACGTCGCAATATTTTGTTTTCTTTTGCAGGTCTGTCTGTTCTGCAATTCTCGCAAAATGCTTAATTATAAACGTTTTACGTTTAATTATCGTCAT